CTATGAGCGCTGGCGCCACTATTAAATACTAAATTCGAATCTGCGGCCCATAGGTCAGTACCAATACTAGTCGTAACGCTATTACTTGAGGCTATTACCGTCCAACTACCTGTTGGTGTAATTGCTCCTCCTGAACTGTCTGTCCAGGTACCAATGCCACTTCCACTCATCATATCTTTTATGGCTCTAAGTGTCTGACGTGAATCGCCGACGGCAGTCCCAGTACTTGCCAAAAGGTTATTTGGCGCAAATTGCCACGTTCTTACTAATGTTGGTAATGCCATTGTTTAATTCTTTTTTAGACTGGCGTATGTACAGGTAACACGATATCCAGGTAATCCGGCTTTAAGCCTTATTTCATATATATATTCTGCCGCGGGTAGACTTGCAGGAACGGTAAGTGTAGTAAATTGTTTTTCTGCTGTCAATGCTGAACTTGACAATGTCGCTACAGATGTGTTGAGTGACACATTGAACAACTGAAATTGGGCCTGTGCGGTAATATTTGTTGTTTCTAATAATGCAGTTAGAGTCAAATTCGATCCTGTTAGATTTGTTGCATCAATTAACCATGATGCCATTCTTTGATACTCAGTAAATCCTGTGTTGAAGTCACCTGCCATAGTATAAATGAAACCGGGAACATAGTCAGTTCCCCAAATAACAGTGCTTCCTGACATAACCAAGACTTGATTATTTGAGCCAGATTTGATATTCACTAAAGATAATGATCCTGTTACAGCACTCGTGCTCGCTAGATTTACTTGTCCCCAACTAGTAACACCTCCATTGGTAACCATTACCTGATCGTTTGTTCCTGGAGCGATATTTGTTATTGGTAATTCTCCAGTTACAGCACTTGTGTTCGCTAGATCAATAGCACCCCAATCAGCAGTTGCTACACCTGTAACACGCAGCACTTTTCCAGTTGTTAATGCACCTCCAGCCGTGGTTATCGTCGTGGCTTTGATTTTTGCAACCGTTGGATTTGGATACGTACCAGTAAGATCGCCTCCGGCAGGACCAGACGTTCCAGGTGAAGCAGCTCCTATGACTGTTGTTCCAGATCTTTTGAAAAATTCACCATCAGCAATACCTGCTATTGTTAATGTTGTGGGCCCGCTTGTTTCAATTAATTGTGTTGCAGGGCCACCACCTCCACCTCCACCTGATGATTGGAATACTGACCAGTGATCATTATTCCAATAAACAAGCATTGAGCCATAAGCAGTTGTGATCGTTTTGCTAGATACACCATCTATAAGAGTTTTACCTATAGGATATACATTAATTGTAACAGTACCAGCAGTTCCTGTGTTGTCCTTTATGATATGAAGTTGTCCATTTTGTGAGTACTGAGGCAAATAAACATCAATAGACGACAATCCCGCAGAATTAGCAACATTTACAGAAACAACTGTATGTTCGTTTTTTATTTGAAAGGTTCGTGTTCGTGGACCAGCTTCGGCATTAAAAACCGATAATGAAAGTCTTCCAAAAAGATCCAATGATGCAGGATTTCCAGCAAGACCTATTTGAGTATCTGCTGGGATTGCAACCTTTGTAATCTTTCCAGTGTTTGTATTTTGAGAAAACACAAAGAACGATAGTTTTGTATCGCTTGTCGTTACCATTTTACGGACCGAGTGTTATGATATGTGAATTCAATACATTTAAATCAACTGTACTTCTATTTCGAACTTCGCCATCAAAGTATGGAACAGAAGACGTCGCCTCAAGACTTAAATTTTGTGACCACGTTCTTTCTGGATTTGTTGTTTTTCCTAATGCATCAACAAATCTAATTGTAACACAACCTTGTGATGATTGTGATTTTTCTTCATTGTAAAATTTTGTGTAATGTCTTTGTTCTAACATGTCGCGGAATTGACCATAATGACTAAGTCTAAAATATGATTTGTTGAATGCAGGTAAACCACTATATACACCATATTTCCAACCACGAATAATAGGACCTACATTGTATCGAGTATGAAACGTTGATCCAAAAGCAGCAATGGCATAATCATCTTTTGCGCGGAATGTTGGAAAATTATTGATACCAAATGTACCTTGTGAACCGGTGAGATCAGTAAATACATTGTTATCATCTCCAAATCCATACAATGCTTTCATTGTATCGGAAGAACCGGCTGATGACGTAATATAAGGAAGTGCTACACCTTTTATATTTACATCTGAAATAAGTGACAGACGTAAAACGGCATCAGAAGATGTACTACGTTGTTGTATAGGTCCAAAGAAAAATCCTTGAAGTGGTTGTGGTTCAATTGATAAAATAGATAAATCTGATTGACACGCGAACTTTGCAATGAACGATTTATTCATATTTTTTTCACGAGCAACTTTTGAATATCTTGGTTCAAAGGGATATGCCCATGACCATATATGATTATAAAAAGGAAGATCAAGTTGATTTTTTACAAAAAACATAAATCCTGTATTCAAAGTGTTAACAGTACTAGTAGGCACATACAATGGTAAAAGTACTTCATCAAACACTGTAATACCTTTACCATCTGAGGCAAAACATTCAGAAATTGAAGGCATCACAGAATCCCAATAACGTTCAATGCTATCTGTATGTTGTGATACTCTTACTGTTCCAGCTTTTTCAAAGAAAGGTTGAAGAGCATATGAAAGTGATGTGTTGTAATCAAATGATGTGGTGCCTGGGACAGTTGTTTCTGTTCTTGCATTATTCTTACTGAACAATCGTCCTCGTGTACCGGTACTAGCAATTTGATATCCCTTATTGAACCCCAAAAATGTACCAGTGACAAATACTTTTGTTCCAAAATAATTGACACTACTGATCATATCACCAGCGATAAAACTATCATATGTTCCTGACACATATTGTTCTTTATATTCACAGTCAAATTGATCTAATACAGGTTCGCCACCAACTGCTATTTCGTGGACGGCAACAGAACCAATCTCTTGATTTAGTGGATCGTGATATTCGGAACCTTCTTTTATTAGACTACCATAAAACGTTATATTAATTGATCCTGTGATTAGTTGAACGTCATGTTTTATGTTTCCTGAACTAAACGTCCAAAGAGAACCATTTCCAGCTGCCCATGTAGTATTAGCATAAAGTGTTGGACGTGTTTTTGCAATTGCTAATGTTAATTGATCACCAGGATACACTAGATAAGGTGATGCTAAAGTTCCCTCAAGTGGAAGAACAGCATATGCTTTAAAATTATCAGTTGAATCTAATACTTGATTGAATTGTTGTAACCCAAGACTATTAAATACTGCAGTTCTGTTATCAACTGTTAATGCACCAAGTGCCCCAGTGAGATAAAAAGGATTTGCAGTTCGTTGTTTAATTGAAACTTTGTCAGATGATATAAGTTCTTTTCCAAATATTGAACGTCCTGAAGGATCAAAGCCCGTAGAAGCCCGACCAAAATTATTAATAGACAAAATTCTAATAGATTGTATAAAACCTATACCATTATCTTTGTCTGTTAATTCTAGTTCTTTTGCATTAAGAAGATCAAGTAATGCTTGATCTGTACTACCATTAAATACATACCGTGCCATCACACCATTTGATGATTGTGCCTCTGTTTTGACAACAACAGATCCTGTAAAATTATAACCTCTTGTTGACGATGATGCTGGCGTTATAATAGCACTTGGATTTGCACCATATGCCTTTGAACCAACGGGCAATAAAAGAAACGTAGTATCGTCTGGTGGATTGTTTGACAGTGTTAAATTAGAACTATTATCAAATGTATGGGTGATTGTGCCCGTTAATATCAGATCACGTCTTGATGATTTTGATCCAAAATTAAATTGATTAAATAAAGCAATAGTAAGTGATGGTCCGCCAAAATCAAATGTTGTATTTTCAACAAATGATGTACGATATGGTTCAAAACATTTTGTTTTATCTTTAAACCACCCATCACCAAATGCTACGGGAATTTCAATTACAGCACGTTCAATCAAAAATGGTTGCTTAATTGGAATATTAAATGTTTCATTTGATGATGCTCTATAATCTTCATTATTGGTAATTGTTTTGTCATAAACTTTTCCCATTGCATCGTAAATGTTATTTACGGTGTAAGGTGAGTTAATTAAAATATCAGTTTGTTTTGCTGAAACGCCATACCTGTTTACTGAACCAGAACATATAAAGTTTCCAATAGCACCAAATCCTCTAAAGTCTTCTGTAATACGTGAGTCGTAATCTTGAATATCGGCATCTGGTACTGCAAGATCGCCTTTTGTTGTACCAGCAACAACGAAGTTATTCTCTGTAGAATATGAAGAATTTTCAGGTATGTTCCAGCTAGCGGCATTTATATTGTAATAATAGATGCTTGACGTATTGCCTGGCATTGACACATTAAATTCAACCGGAAGTGAGAATTTAATGTGTGTTTTTGATTTTAATGGTTGTTTAAGAGCTAATCCAAACAGCTCTATTTTAGATCCACTTGTAAAGAAATCACTCGTTGCAGTGGGATCATTTTCGTACAATTTATCTTCAGAAAATGGTGTGATAAATTGTGGAAATCGATTTGTAACAAACTGATCAGAAACACCTTTTGAAACGCTTGCAGTTATTTCAAAATCGCCAGCAAAAAGATCTTGTCTTGATGTTATACCAGGTTCTGTTCCACCATAAAATCTATTTAGTTTCGAAGGATAATTTACAACAGATCCAGAGGAACCACTAACTCCGACAGTAGAAAATATCAATGTACGACGATCATCAAATAAAACTGATTTATTTGTCGAAGAACGATTTCCTGTTCTTAATATTTCTGGATATGTTATCTGTGAATCAATTATTCTTTGTTCATTTTTGATAAGAATTTTTCTTCTATTTTTTGGTGGTGTAAAAATAAAAGCTGCTCCGCCGCTATCATGTCCCGGCCAATGATTAACTGGATTTAAATTTACTGAATACGATGCTGATATTAGCGTTACCGGATCTGTGTCAAGATAATTTGCAGAATAGATTACACCTCCGTACTTGTATTGAGTTCTATTATAGTCACGATAACCTAAACCATATGAAAAATCACGAAATCGATTTGTTCCATTTGGCATAAAGATGCCTATCGTGGCACCTTCAGTTGTTGTTGAATCAATCCTTTTTTGTTTTGGTTTATATCTAAATTCTATTGTTCCATTTTCAGAAATTATAACTTCAAAATGAATGACAGCATTTGCAGTCAAATAATTGCTAAGTGATGACCACCTAACAATTAACTTTCGACCTTGGGATGAGTTGTCATTTGCATATCTAAGAACATTTCTTGTTTTATTTATTGATATTGGTTTTGATTGAAATCCTTTTGAATATCGTTCTATACCAGTAACTGTGCTACTAACTTGATTTGGATCATCGGCTAAGTTTCTTAAATCATCAAACCAAGGTGCTAATACTACTGCATTACTTGTGAACGTTGGTAGAATACGTTCATTTTGTAATGCAGCACCGCCGCCGGCATCCATAACTTCAATAGAATTAAATGTACCCAATACTGGATCAACAAGAGCCATCCATCCATTTGTGCAGACTGCAAATGATTTATATGTGATTCCATCAAACAAAAAGTCAAATCCAATTGGTATTGGATTAGTACTAATTTGATCGTCAGCATAAGGAACACCAGCTCCTTCTGGTGCGGGTACAAATTTACTTTCTGGCACGTTTGATAAATTAATATTATTTGATGACACATACGTCAAGATATAATTTTCAAACGTTCTTGCAGGAGCCGCCCGTAGTGCTTTTGGTGTTGCAGGCATATTAGTAAACCATTCCTCCGAAAGCTATTGAATCTGTACCTATTGACATGTTGTTATCATAATCTTTTCCTGCAGCTCCTGATCGGTATCCTATACTAATATAGTTTCCAGTTGAGCCTGACATTAAACTCATTGCCGCAGACATGTCTGTTGCATAAACAGATGTGCTTTTTGTATCACGTATTAATCTTTCATCAACAAATGGTAAAAGAGTTGCTTTTTTAGAACTGAAAAATCCATTCATGGGAGTTCGTCCTTGATGTACATCAACCATATCAAGATAAAAAACTTTTTGTGTTAAATCATAACGATCAACGGTCAATATTTGATCTGATTCCCATGCTTGATTTGTATTACCATTCATTAATGCACCTTTTACTTCATGTGATTCAAATGGTGCTTCTCTACTAAAAAATGATACGCGGGCCCTAATTGTAAATGGTTCTATAATACCATTAAACGAACGATTTTCAATTTCATCATCATTACTAGTAATGATTGGAAAACTAATTGATAATGAGTTTATTGCTTGGGCCTTAATATATGAAACAGGATCAAAATAATCAGCGTCTTTAAAAAATGGTTGCACATTTCGAATGTTGTTTACCATACCAAACGTATTTGCTCTTAATCTGTGACCTGGCTCACCGGCATGTATTTTTACGTACCCCACATCAAAATATTTTTGGTGTGTGATTTCAACACCTTGTCGAAATCCATCAATTGCAAACGTATCAATGCTGCCCGTATTAATACCTGATGTAAGAGGTTTTGCATTCGGGACTCGAGGACCTTCATCAAAAAATGTTGTGTTATCGATATGTGTATTTCGAAAAAAATCTAGTGTTGCCATCAATATTTCCTAATAATGCCTGAGATGAGTTGTAACAACAATACGTCTTTGATTCTATTTCTATCTGCTTCACCTAAGTAAATTTCATTAGAGAAATATTCTAGCTTGTGTCGTTCTAACATATGTGATTCAATAATGAAGTTTGTTCCTTTAAAATTAGTTTTTCTAGGAATAAGTTGTTTAATAAAGGTTCCTATTGATGTATCAAACCATCGATAAAAATCAATGAATGCTTTAAAATTAAGTTTTTCTTTGATTCTATTGAAGTAAACGTTTCGTAGTTTTTCTAAATCAGGATAATCTGGTGAAAATATTAACTCTGGTGAACCCAATACATTATCAATAGCATCGAACGTTGAAAACAATGTCACTATATCACGATTTAATGTATCGATTAATGAAAAATCGATAGAAAATCTAACATCATCAGTTGGTCGCTCACTTTTAACTATCTCATACACTGGAGCAACGCCCGCCCAAGGTGTAACATCTACTAAATCTTGATTACTAAAACTTCTAATTCGTATTTTTTCATCAGAAACTGCTTCATCAAAATGTGGTGACAGATAAGAATAGATAAAAATATCGCCAATAACGTTAGTTGTATCTATTGGATACCCACTACCTGTTAAGTGAAATCCATTTTCACTGGCATCAATGAATGTAATGCTACCACTTGTACCAGTAGCTGTTCTTGTTTCTTGTTTAACCAATGAGTTTAAACGTAATTTTTCAAATGATCCTGATGCATTTGTAACGTAATTGTAATGAACTGAAGGATCCTCAACTCCCGTTGATTTGTAATTACGTATGTGTTCACGCCACTCTGTTTCTGTTAACGCTTTTGACCAAAACCTTAAATTCGATTGCAATCCAGTAAATGCTGTAACACGAGCTTCACTTGGTACAACACTTGTTTGATTTAAGAATGATCCAGATGGTGAGATTGATGATGTAATCTTAGGTTGATTTTCTCCAATTGCTATAAAACTCTTAACAGTATTAAATATTGAATTTCTTAATATATTAATTTCACCTGAAACACCTGCGCGGGCTTCTTCGAAAAATGCTGTTTTTGTTTTGTAGTAATCAATATCACCATTGTCTTGTCTAGCAATTCTTAAGAAATATGAAGATGATACTCTAGAATCTATTGTATCATTACGTTCAACTCCAAAAGAAACATTCCAATGATTTCCATCAAAAATACCAGGATTTGGCATATCAACAGACATTGTTAGTAAACTTGATGTACTAGAAGATGAGTAACCTGGTCTTGCATACATGATCAATTTTGGACTAATTGATGATGAAATTGCTAATACGTTAAATACAGGATAATGATTAGTTGCCAAAAGAGGATTTTTATCTTCTGGCGAAGAAACTGAGGCAACACAAAGTCTTAAAAGGCTTTGGGTAGTGCTTGTCATTGCCTTGGTATCAACGGGTGTGTATCTCACTATTGTTTCTACCGTCCAAGATCCTGACGTTAAAAGACCATCGTCAACGAAATTAGAAATGCCATTTGGCGGATATAATTTTTGTTGAACGAAAGATCCTTGGGTTGTAGGAAACCCTGGTTCGTAACGTGAAGCAGAAAGATATGGTGATATCGCTAATGATGATGTAACAAATCTAACCATCGTTGCAACATCTCGTTTTGTTTCACGAGAGAATGACAATTGTTGGGTTGTTGGACCACCATATTCACGTAATCTTAAACTATTTTCTGGGTCGATTCCGACGGCTCTAAGAAATGCCTTAATGCTATGTTGAGTACCTTTTGAACGTAATACATTAGGAAGATTAATTAGAATTCTACGCATTAGTTCATTTTGAACGTGTTTTAAAGGTGTTTCACTTGTACTAATTTCAGGATCTATATTTTCTGCCAAAGTATATTGTTCAATTGTTGCGCTATCAAATAAGCCTGGTAAATGAAATCCGTATTGTTCGATCAAACTTCTTAAGAAGTTGTTTGGCATACTTGTATTAGTGTCATAATCAACAGTTGTTAATGAACTAAATGCATCAACATATAATTTCATTTCATCAAAGAATCGTGCCCAAATGTATAACATTGATAACATCAATTGCACGTTTCCAAGTTTACCTTGACCAGGAATTCCTGTTCCACTATATGGATCGCCACCTTGACCTTCAGGTTCGCTAAATCCATCAAATAATGTTCCTTCTAACAAATAATGTTGAGGAATTAATCGGGTTATCAAATTTGGATTTGATTGATCGTATAATGATGCGCTAGTTAATAATTCCGTGTTTAATGAAATAATGTCAGGATGAGCTGGAAAAAGCACAGGAACTGTTTCTTCTTTTTCAAAGATTACCTTGCTTAATGGATCCGCACTTGCATCTTGACGTAATAACGTTCCACTATATGAAAAAAAGTTAACGATGTTTGAATGTAGTGCATTTCCTGAACTATCTATCACGATAGAATTTGCAGAATCACTAGTCAATGTTGTTAATGGAGGAGGAGGTTCATTGAACTTATAATATAGTTTTAATTCAGGCGTGGCAAATATTGGTTTCGCGGCAAATGATTTTTGTTGTTCTGACGTTCGAATTGAATGAAATACTCGAAATTCATCAATAGTCCCAGACATCGTTTGTGTTGGTGTTATTACAGTTGTTCCTAGTATACATCTTGTTCCACTGGCTATTATGAATGCTGAAGAATCAATTTTCATATCATCAAAAGCATAACGTGATTTACTAATTGCTACCGACTCACCATCGATAAAAAATTGCAAATAAGGTGTAGTCGTTTCACGACTTAGTGTAACACATATATGATTAAATTGTCCCTTTTTTAGCGTCGCTGGAACTGTTAATGAAAATGAACCTGAAACAACGCTAAATCTTGCTTCTACAATATCAATCGAAGATGTTGGCATTAAATAAAGAGAATATCCAACATCACCAGCGGTCACACTTGGACTATCAAAAATGGCTTCTGTTCTTTGATTTGTAACATTCAATTTTTGACATACTGTTTGTACGCCAAGCGTTGAAATAGATGGTATGAACAATTGCATTTCAATGCTTAAAGACGATCCATTCGAAGGATTTAACACAGACACGCCAGTGGGTGATTTTGCTAATTCTGGATATAGTGCGCCTGCAGCATCATTAACGACAATGTATGTGCCAGATGATAATGACGTTTCGCCAGGCTTCGTACCTGTAAAAGATAATTGGCCATGAAATTTTGGAAATTGATCAAAAATATATCGATCATATCCTGTCAATTTTTCAAAAAATGTTTCAACTTCTCGACGTGAGCCATCAAATGGAAATCCGTTAATTATTTGTTCGAATGCTAAATTAACTTTTGCTTCAGCTGACATAAAAAACGTGTGGTTTTCAAACTTTGACCAGTCGACATTTAATTGTTGTGTAGATTTTAATGGAGCATCAGATCTTTCATAAATGAAAGATCCGGTACTAGCAATATTCGTATCTTTAACATCACTAAATGTCAACTGTATTGGTCTGTTTCCCTCTACGGCTGATCTTAAAAATGAAGGTGTGTATGGTGATGGCTTTGTTGCCATTTTTCCTCTCAGAATCTACGTATTGTAATTACAAATCTGTTACCCTGAAAGATTTTGAAACGTTTTTGTGAACTTGTCTATCATTGCCAGTGACAATTAAAATATCGATCACGTACGTTCTATCTTTTGTCAGACTAATCATGTCTAATTTGAAATACATGCCAGAAGCATCACTCGATAATCGAGTTGAATTTTTTATTGTGTCAAACGGAACTGCGATAACATTGGTGATAACATCACGAACTTGATAATGAACATCTCTTATAGTCACACCTGGTAGTTCAACTGGTAATCGCGCCGCTTGGAAAAACGGTGTAGTAAAATCAAAAATATGGGCCCTTACAACGGGTGAATCATCTGTTGGATGTGAATCTTGAATTCCAAATACACTTATTACAAATTTTCTAGGATCAATAGATTGTGCTCCACGTTGCGGTGGGAAACAACTTATTGCTGCCCCAGAGAGATACGTTGTAGTTCCATCTAATGATCCCCAGATTGGTTTAAATTTTATTGAACTTGATTGTTGCAATTTTGAAACAATTATTGAATTTGTTGATGGAATATAAACAGATGCTGAGTAAATTCCCGTTGTAGGATTTCTACCACTAGAATGTTGTGATCCAGTAAAGATAAATTCGTATGTACCTCCTGAAATTTCAGTTGATAGCTTTAGAATTAAACTATTTGAGCCCGTAATTTGTGTTAACGAAGATCCACTCGTAATGTTTGAAGAAGCAGCTCTAACGTAGTTGTATAAAAATAGAAAACTTTGTGAATCAAGAAATAATGATTGACTATCATCTTGAATTGAATCATCGTATCTGACAATTAAACGTGGATGTTTGTCTTCATTAAATGCTGTTCTAGATGCAAAACGCTTGACAAAATACGATCGATTGTTATTTTCTATTGATTGTTCAAGAGCAATTCTAAATCCTTGATCAGGTATTTGTCCTGTTAACGTTGCCGAAATAGCGGTTGTCACATCAACTTCAAGGTTCTCTTCACCTGTAATAAATAATTGACTGCCACCTACAGAAACTCCAACAGCAGATGCCGTGATAAAATCAAGGGCGGCTGGAAGGCCTCCTCCTAGGTTACAACCCGAAGCTAACCAAGCTCCTCCGACAAGTGAGCTAGTTAAGAAATTACATGAATCTTTATCAGCGTAAAACACTACGTCACGACCTAGACCTTCATCAAATGATCTAGATAATGGAAAAACTGTTGCGGTAAAATTTGATGGATTTGGTTGACCACCATATACGTCAAATAGCTTTAAAGTACATGCAAAACTAGGATTTGTAATATCAATTTTTCCCGCTAAGACAAGATCACGAAGTGGTTGTAGTTCAAATTGTATTAGTAAACGTGATAATTCTATATTTGGATAAGTTCCAGAAAGGGTTGTACCATACAACTTAAATAAATCAAGACTACCTGCAGCACCAACGTTTGCTGTATGTGATCTTACGTCTTTGACAACGCGATCTGTGATGTACGCATCTTTTTTTGGTTTCAGTGTGCGGTACATTATGCCACAGCCTTTCCTATTACGTCATACTCCGGATATCTAATCTCAAATATTGATCCCAATGGCGGAAAAATTATGCCTTGACGTGTGTTAGCAGAAACGTCAAATGTTTCGTCGCTGTATATTCTATTGTTAACCGTTCCTACAATGTTGTTAAACTTTAAATCATTTACAGAAATAATGCCAGGGACAGTAAAAATTGTGTTAACAACATCAGACATAATGATTGGTTGATCTATGTGAAAGTTTTTAACGTCAAAAAACGTTTGTAACTTTGTCAATATCGACAATAATACTGTACTACGATTTAATGCAGGATCAATTAAAATACTAAAATTAACAGTCAGATTTAAGATTCTTGCATCAAGAACATCAATTGCATCAGATATCATTCTATAAGGATTAAGATATGTTTTGAGATTTTGTTTTAATGTATCTGGTGATATTATTAGTTTTAAATCTTGATTTCTTGACACAATGAATAACTGTGTTGCCAATGGATTATTTGGGTTTGAACCCACAGATGCTCTAAACACTCGACCAAAATTTGAAGGTAATGTATAAACCCTAGAAAGCAAATCTTCTCGTGTAACAATTCGTTCTTGTGAATTTTTAATAGATGGAATTAATGCCTTTAAATCATCTGCTGTTGGTGCATCTTCACCACCTGATGCATCAATTCGATTGGTAACTTCAATATTACCTTTAACATTTGCTGCGAGTGCAGCTGATGGATTTCCTGGAAAGAATATTTTTAATGTTTTAATAGTTCTTATTGAATCTTTTGATACGTTATTGTTGAGACCACCTCCATGACGATACGTTATCGTTAATGTGGTGTCAGTTGCAGCTGTACCAAGTGTTTTTGTTTGTAGAAGTTGTTGTGGATTTATTGCGATCCTAGAAAACGTTTTTGAATAAGGAAATGATATTGCAAAATCTGAAGGATCGGGTATTATGTCATCTTCTAGTGTGTTTGCATTTCCACTGCCAAATGTTAACGTAGTTCGTCTAGTTGCTAGATCAACGTTTGATGTATATCTGAATGGTGCAGGAACAATCTTAATTGAATCTTTTACTATTGCATTGTCTTTTGCTGTATTCAAAACATTTCGATAAACAACGTCATTGTCAAGTGATGCGACTTGATAATAAATATTTCCAAATCCATCATAAACAGAGACTATGTCAGAAACGTTCGCGTTGCTTAACATAACTTTTCTAAAAGGCACAAAGTCTTTTCCAATAGAAATGCTTTCTGATTTTTCTTTTCCAGAAATGCATAAACCAGATAACGTTATGATATACGTGAGTGGTGAACCTTTAGGTGATTTTTGTCCAACTTTTACTTCAAACATATATTGACCAGATGACAATTTTTTATTGAAATCAATATCTTCAAGCAGAATGAAATCTGTGCCATTATCAGCATTAAAAATGCTACTGGCTTGAATTGTTGGAAGTGCTGAAATGGCAGGACCTATTGTGTTATTAACATTTTCAGCTGGAACTTGTACGAATACAGTTATTGGAACAAGTGATGGTGCAGTTCCAACGATTGGAACCAGTGCATTTCGTAATGCTCGTTCTATATTTGGCGTTTCAACTGCTGTCTCTGGATTTAATTCTGAATATTGATGATCCAAATAAAACGATAGAACGTCACCGGTATATGCAGCAAAGTCTAATAATAATCCTCCAACAGATGATTCAGAAAAATCAGCTATTTTATCTGGATAATATAGACGAGCGTATTCTAATAATTGAGCGCGGAGGCTATCAAAATCTTTTGCAAGATATTGTCTTTGACGAACAGCCTTTAGATCATCACGTTTAAGTGCCATTTAAAATTTCCAATACTAAATATCACATTGCGTACAACATAACCTGTAATGCGCGTTTCCCTGTGTTTAATGCAGGAATAGTATACGTTACTGTTATATTAATAACAACAGTATTTTTATTTTCTGTTCTATCAACATTTGAAATGAAGTCTTCAAGGCTAACAAATGGTAACCATCGCCCAACTGCTTTATTGATTCGTTCTACTGTTTGTGCATCAAAATCATCTTGAGTCGTAAAGTCCGACATTAATGGACGCAAGTTAGCTCCAAAATCATAAATTCCTAAGTGTTCACCCCAATTTGTTAATAGCAAATTTCTAAGATTATCATGTATTTGATCTGGTAGACTATAATGCATACCAAATATTCCCTCTTCTGTTCCGAGTCTTAAAGGCGTTTTGATTCCTATTGGAACGGGAGAGTTTGTAACAAGTTCAACTAATTGTTGTTCTGTTGTTTTACCTGAACTTTTGAAACTATATGAACCCATTCATCAAACTCCAATCTCTTGACTTGGATTTGTATCGTCATTTCCATCAGCAACATCACGATATTCTGTAGATACATTACTAATTGACATATTTGTTCCTGTATCATCAGTACATAGCTTCTCACTGTCAATTAATGTCAAGATCTTTCGTCCTCCAATTAAAACATTATTTGATCCACTTTGAACACGTATGACTAATTTTGGATTTGTTCCAGAATTACTATACGTTTTCTTTTTGATTGCAGTTGGTCGATTTTTGTTTGACTTATCAATCTGTCCACCTTCAACTGTAACAAGTTCAAAACTGCCAACTTTATAATCCTCAACAACGACCATTACATGTTCATTGCCAGCTTTACTTGGATTATAGATGATAATAACATCACCTTTTTTAAGAGGAGGTAGGTCGTTTTTTATGTGTTCACCTTGATCATTATATGTGGCACTTTTTGCATATGCTGCTTTAATGATACTTGATATAGCTTTACCTTCTTCATATCTGTCTTGGAAAAAATCATAATACAATGTGACATTTGGATTTTGTTTGCTAGTGTCAACTTTGTTATTTAACACATAACTAGCACCACCAGAGAATAAACAAGCTCGGGCCAAAAGACCACAAGATGATGCTTCCTCTAATTTTGCAATGGTTAATTGTTTTCCTATTGCACGTTTATCTGAATGAGCACTTGATGGATCTGCCGGATTTCCATCTCCATATTCAACATATAATAATTTTTGTGCATACTCGTCTCGTTTATCTGTTGGACCCCATGCAAAATCAATACAATCATTTGCATATGAAACAATTGTATCACGAACTGATACTGGTTCTTCTGTTGAATCATCTGGAGGTGGATCATAACCTAATACTGATCCAATTCCACCTGTTATTCCCGCAGAAGCAGATCCAATTGTTGTTCCCACTGCCAAAATGAAAACCATTTCTACGACTTTTTTAAGCAACACTTTTTGAGCAACGATCATTACGATACTTTGTTCTTCAGTTCCTGCCTTTGGACCTCCCACAAGTTTTGCTTTTTGTGCTAGTTTACATAGTTCTGCAAATAAATCTGGTATGTTTGGAAGCTTCAACAATAAGCCAGGAAGATTAAGTACTAGTTCACCAAAAAATGAAGGAAATACTAAAGGATTCCAAAATGCAAATTTAAAATCTAATAATGCATCAAAATCTGGAAATTTTATGTTTGGAATTGGTGGAATTGGTAATTTGGGAGGTATCGTTATAAGACTTGGAAATTGTGCAATTAATTTTGGAGGTGGCATCTTCTTCATTTTTAATGCCAATAACGGAGGATTTGGAATTAAAAATGCAATAAATCCATCTGGGAATTTTGGTTTCTTGATTTTTACACCTAACTTAAATCCAATCGCTATTGGATCACATATTGGTAAAATTTTAAAATCAGATTCAAGATCTAATTTGATTGCTATTTCTAGATACGTTCCCAGGACATTTTTGTGAAATTCAGGAAACTTCTTTTCATTTTCAAGATCTAGTTGACCTGCAAATGGATTTGCTTGAACTGGATCACCACATGGAAATAATGATGATATGCCTTCCGTTCCAAACATAAGTTCATCTTTTATATCTTTGATGAACTTCTGCTTTGCTTTGATCGTAAGCTGTTTATCATCGCCTGGTGTTAGGATACCTGCGTGTGTTATGCAACCATCAGTCATGTTATGCTTTCATCATAAGTTATTATATTCATTGACACATCATTTGCACAATATCTTTGACGCAAATTTTGCCTGTCCAGGCGCCAATGCTCCCTTATTATCATTTCCTGATGTTGTTGCACCAGCAAATTGACCACCCATTGTTGTAATTAATGGAGCACCTGATACAATCCCATCGGCTGTAACAGCAGGCATATCTCCACATACAATAGGCAACGTAGCATCATCTCCACCTAATTTAATATAACCATGTTTTGACGGCTTAAAGATAATATCACCATTGGCTTTTATAATCAAAGCAGCATATCCACTTGTGTCATCATTTCCAATGATCCTTCCTTTTTCGTCTCTTTTTAAGATTCCGGTGACTAAAATCTCAACATCAGATCTTGCTATTAAACGTAACTTATCAGATTTGATAACAATCGCACCATCACCATTTCCATCGTTTAACTTACTATCTTCGACATTTTCTCTAGAACTCTTTCCTTGAACCTTTCCAGTACTAACTTTTGGTCCGGAATTGAATGTGTCGATTCCAAAATTAGTATCAGGTTTTGTGCGTTGTGCAATGTATATTCTACTACGATCATTAATAAAGTCTGGATCACCTTCATTTTCAACCAGATCTTTTGCAGCTTTCGCTAGTTCTTTTGTTCCAGATGATGCACCTGCAATTGTCGTGCTATCAATTTCTTTTCCAAGCGTTTTATCTGTTTGTCCTCGACCCACGACAAAATCCATTGCTCCAGCGCCTGGTTTTTGATCGTCTTTTGATGGAAATGTGTCAACAACTTGCACACCATTATCATCTTTTTTATATACTGCTACGGCTCCGGTTCTATCTGTTCCCAATACAATTAACGTATTGTTATTTCCCTCAAAAACAGTATCTTCTGGACGTTTTCTATATCTTGGAACTGCTTCGTATACTGATAATTTTCCGCCATCAGTTTCTGTTCTTAATTTTTCATATGAATCTTCATCACCAGGAATTGTTGCCGTTTCAGCGATTGTTATCCTTGATTTATCTTCTAAAGTAGAACCTTGACCATTACGGAATTCATATTTTGCATCATCAGTACCATCAAACAAATCTTTGATTCCTGGAACAAAACTACCATCATTTCCTCGTGGGGAGTGTGTGTGATTAACGTCTTCAACGAAACCGGGTTCAACGATTCTACACATCCAGTAACCAAGATCATTTTTAGTACCTGATGGATTTTCGAACATCACCCATACATGTTCACCAGGTTTGCATGGAAACGACATATTGTGTGGAAAAAATGGAAAAAGAAACATCGGTTGAGAAACAGATGAACCATGACCATCTATCACACGTCGAGCAATGATTGTATTTCGAGGAAGTGCCGCCGCAAAATGTATGTTTATAACACCTAATGTATGTTGAAAGTATGAGATTTTATTTGAATCAATGATCGTTGGATCAAAGATCGTTTCCAACACAACAAACCTGTAAAAGATTGGCAGGTCAGATTTTGTTCCATGTTCATATTGTGAACGATCACGTAAAATGCGGCCCGCATTGCCTTCAGCGAAATGCTTGTCTAATTTTGAATATTGATTTCCATTAGTCACGGTGAATTACCTCTTTGAAATTACACCATGGGGCGTAATTAACGACCTTTAATACGATCAAACATATCATCTGGATCTATTGGTACACTGTTTGAGTCAGCCTTAGCTATTAACTCTGCAAGTTTGATTAGTTGGTCATTTGCCTTACTCATTCGTTCAATACAAGCAGTTAATGTTTTTCCGTGAACGGCATATTCCGTACTTTTTGAATCAATTATTTTAAACAATTGCATAAACATTACGTAACAATTTTGTCTATCTGTTATTGCATTTTCATAGATTTCTTTCCAAAGTTGCCGTTTTTTATCGTCAAGACTTTCAATGTTTTTTAACAGATCGCTAAAATCTTGTAGGCGTTTTTCGACCTGAGATTCTGATATTATTGCTATTCCTAAATCTTCGCTCATTTATTAACTCTTAAATCATTAGTTTAAATTTGGGATCAATCTTGAATTTTTTGTATTGTTTTTTGATATTTTGCATACTGGTCGTCAATTGTTTTGGAGTAAGTCCGCTAAGTTCACGCATATAAAGTAACAAAGCCGATTTATTCAACAAGTCTATATCATCAATGTTTTCAAAAATGGTGATGATTGAATTGATACATGCTAGTTCATTTTCAGATTTTACTTTTGTTCTTATTTCGTACAATAAACTAACAACACCTTGTGCAGAATTTTCTTGTTCTAAAACAGTTTCTTGTGACTGCACTGTGCAATGTTCTTCTATTATCCTATTTTCATTTGCTGTTAATGAATCAGGATCATCTAGACTTACACTTCGTTTGATTCGTAATGATTTCTGCTTAGTTTTTATGATTAACCAATTTTTAGCAACAACGTTAAAATATGAAAATGCATTTGTTCCACGATTTCCATCAAATTTTCCAATCGTTTCAAACAAAAAGTTTACACAATCATTTTTAAGTTCAATATATGTGTCATGTAAACTTGTAAACTTATGAATGTTGATTAGATTTTCAACTAGTTTTTCATAAGCTGGCATTATCTCAGACACATATAATCTTTCACGCTCTTTTCTATCATCCTTTGCTTGCTGGTAAGCAACAATTGCAGCTTGTGTTTTGGCATTAAAATACATTCGATCCTGACGAGCTTTTTCTGCTTCAGGGGTCAATGGTTTTTGCTGCCTAGTACGCTTTAATTTAATAACTTTGGGTGTTGTCATCGTTTTTATTTTCATCAGTAGTATCAAAGATAACGATCTTGTTTGCAATTAACAGGACGGCATCACGTGTTCGTTTTATGTCTGATATTAATTGTTTAACAATTGGTTCATCTGACAATACTGGTGTTAATGCTGCTTTGGCTATGCGTTGATAACAACCATCTAAGATATCAAGTGATTCATCTATCTGATCACCTAGTTCTTCGAGTTTTTCAGAATATTGTAAATTTCGACGAACACTAATGAACAATAACGCAGATACGACAATTGTAAAAGTTAAAAACAAAAAAATCAAAAAGAAAATCATGTGAATAATTCACCTAATGATGAATCATATAACTTACACACAGCTTCGATGCTATATGATTCAACGATTTTCTTTTGTAAATCAGCTGCCCATTCAAATGGGATTGTATTATTTGTTCTAAATTTTGTAATTCGCTTTTTGAAATCTTCTTCAGATGCATTCGCCCACCTTGCACCTTTTATAAAGATATTTCCATCAATTCTCGACTTATGTACCTCGTCAAGTTGGTAATAAATGTTGATAAACTTTCCAAGTTTAAGATAATCTAAATGTCCAGACCATCCAGTTGCAACGATTGGTAAGCCACTAGCGGCTGCTTCAAGTATTGGTAATCCAAATCCTTCACCACGTGTTAAAGCAATAAGAGCCTTTATTTGTTTATTTTTATATAATGACGCAACTGTTTCATCGTCCATATCACCATGTAACAAATAAACTTTTGGATATTGACTTTTTCTTACTTCGGTTAAAAGTGTTTTCAACATACTTGTGACAATATTACGATCGATCTTTGAATTTGTTCCAAGATTTGTTTTAATCACAATACCAACATCTGGATCATCTTTAAATGATTCACAAATCCATTTGACGGTATTAAACATGTTCTTTCTATCATTGTTTGGATTGTTTCCAGTAAGTTGACCAAATAACAAAAAATTGAATGACGTTTTGAAATTAAATAAATCTGTTTGTGAATCCACGGTTGTAATAGCTTCATTATACGCCTCTGGTATAACGTACAATGGCTTTACAATTGTACCAGAGTTAGTGAGACATTGTTTTGCATGTTGTGATGGTACAACTACTGCATCCATTGTATTGCATGCTTGGGCCCATAAGGGTGAACATATGTCTGTTTCAACGGCAGCTGTTAAACCAATGTTTTTTCCAAGCACGAGATTTGGTGTCCATTCATTTGGAAGTTGTAATTGAAATGATATGTCAGCATTAACATTATTTGGTGATATAGTACGTTTCATAATTTCGTTAATGAAACCATTACATGATTCACTATTTACATGCCATGGTGTAGATCCCCATGGTGTAGCTATAATTTTTAAATCAACGTCTGGTCGTTGCATCAACCATTTTGCAACCTGACGACAATGCACACCATAACCTGATTGTGTTAGAATTGGACCTCTTAAAACTACTTTTTTGATTGTCATTTTAAATCTCTGTGCAACTCCAACGTTTATTATTCGGTAATTCTTTTTGTTTCCATGAGTTAATTGTCTGTGTCAGCGTACGATCCCACTCATTTTTTACAGATTCTAAATCATAATTTTTCATTGCATGTTCACGAGCAAGCTTTCCTATCTCTTTTCGTTTTTCAGGACCAACATCATACATCTTCATAAATGCTTCTGACAACGTTTTATGTGATGCGCAATCTTCGTAAATGTATGGAACTTGTTGGTTACCAACAAGCATTCTAACCTCAGGTTCTATTGCAACACCATATTGAAATCCAGTTTCATGATCTTCAACTTGACGTGTTAAACCCCCTGTTTTGATTGCAATAATTGGTTTTTCACACATTTTTGCTTCTAGTGCTGGTACACCAAATCCTTCATTCAATGAAAAATTCACCAAAACATCACAAATATTATAAAGAGAATTAATTTCTGGAAATCCAATTCTTTCTTTTGAGAAGACGACATTTTCTTTCATGTTAACCAAATCTAAAACATGATGCAAGTTCGGACCTTCAGGATCCATTGGATCACAATGCATTACTAATGTGGCTTTTCTATGTCCATGCTTTATTTCAAGATCATCTAAAAATTTCTTAAACGAAAGAATGATATCGCTTGGTAGTTTTCTACGAGCATTACGTCCAACAAATAATGCAATGAAATGATCTGCTCTATTTGTTCCTAAGATGTTCTTACGTAATTGCTGTGTATCTTTTTCTGGTAATGGAAAGAATACATTTTTTGGTACTGCATGTGGAATGTAATTTGTTCTTTCAGGAAATCGTTGATGTACCATTTCATATGTTGGCCAATTAATACAATTTACAAGATCTGTTGAGTCATACAAAACTCGATTGAATTCTGGCCATGGTGGGTTATCCCACAAATGATTGTATGTAATTGGACAAACTTGATGTATTTCATCTTCCATTTCCCAGACCCATAAGAAAAATCGTGGGTCTGTAAATAACAATATTGCATCAGGTTTTTCTTGTGCTAGAACCTGACGCAATATTGTTTTATCACCAAAACCATTTGTTGGTTTTATGATAAAATCAGGATTAACTGTGATGTTATCATAATTGTCATGTTTGACTGCACCACCAAACACAAGAAATGAATATTTTCCTGTGTTTGTCAGTTCTGTTATTAACCATCTTGCTTGTTGACCAACACCTGATGTTGATAATGGATGATCACAAAGCATCAAAATTTTTGATTTTTTTGTCATTGTAGTAGGTTTGTTTATTAATGGTACTATATGGTGTAGCTCATGTTAACTCACACACAGTGTGGTGTGTTAAAATAATTGCAATATGTACATGACGATCGATTCTTGATTGCAATTCCTCGTTTAATACTCGTCAACATATTATTGACAACCTTTAACGATCGACCGGTTGTTACATCTCCAACTGACAATGCAAATAGTTCACAATGTTGTTCTTTTTTTGCGGATCTTTTTAGTAAGATAAACCCACATCGTACATCTTTTGGATCAACACCGATTTTCTTTGACCAAAAGTTTTTATAAAGGATGAGTTGTGTCTTTACAAGTTCATCAGTTCTCTTTTCACGCCACCAACCACGAGACGTAGTTTTCCAATCCAATAACCAGATCAATTTTTTATTTTTTGCATCAGTAACAGCAATGACACCATCAATAAATCCTTTAAATGCATGGTCATGGCCTTCAATCTGTTCGTATAACATATGCTCAGCATCAACGTACTCCCAATTTGGGAATGTTTCATCCATAAATTTTGGAACTTCTGACAAAATCAAATCGAGCTCAGCAAAAAATTGAGGAAGTGCTTCAGGTGTGTAACCTTCAAATGCTGCGTTTTTTTCCCACAATTGGGCTAGCATGTTCTTTGCAATGCTTGAATCCATGATCCTAGATTTTAAGAACTTTTCGCAAGCCGCATGGCATGCTGTTCCAAAATCCATTAATGGACCAGGTTTGTCTTCGACCAATTTATTGATGTACTTTAGCTTGTGACGCCAGGAACATTCCTTCCAATCTCTAAGTTCACTGAAACTTATATGAGGTTTTCCCGTTGGAAGGTTTGTAAATTTTTGTTCTGACATCTAATCAAGATACTACTAATCTATGAGTAGTTCAACTTGTATTAGACACCATTATTGCCGCCCAAGTGGGAGTCGAACCCACAACCCTTTACCTTTCGGACGGTTCTAGAAACCGCTGCTCTGCCTTTGAGCTTTTGAGCGATATTTGTGTCCTCGGAGGGAATTGAACCCTCGACCAAATCGGCTTTAGAATCCGTTGCTCTATCACTGAGCTACGAGGACATGAACACTTATCGTTACATTTCTTTTAAAGCCAACGGTAGGTGTTTACACATTTCAATTGTTTTAGAATTTGGTTCAATTGCAATTGCAGTAATTGCACCACCAACATCTGGTTCTCTAAATGCTGACCAACGAAGACCAAAGTCATGTGCTTTAGTGATTAATTTCATCAATTCAACTTCGTTTTCTACAGAGAGTAACGCAAGATAATTTGATTTTTGAAACCACTCAACATCAACTTCTGGATGCTCGGCGGTAAATTGTCTGATTGCATGGCATGATTGTACTGCTTGATAACCAGCCGAGATGTCTCGACGTGTCACCAGAAAAAGCTTATCACCCGTTTTTATAGTAGCCATCGTCATTTTTCCTCGTTTTTTTCGAGGGCTTTTGGTGGGCTTAACAATGCTAGCATTTTTTCGGGTGTGAGTTCTTGAGCTTTCCACCCGCCGTGTTGTTTTATCAACACGTAAATTTTGTCGACGTTTGGCTTGTTGTATTTTGCGCACTTATTTTCGATCTTTTCGTATGGAACACCACGTAGTAAACCATAAGCAATTAGGTGTTCTCTATTATAACACCCAAGTGCTCTTTTTCGTTGCCACAATTTATCGCGTTTCAAACCAGCAGATTTGCTGATTTGATTCTTTATTGAAATACCAACAGACTGAAATCCTATAATTTTTGCACGTAAAACTTGTAACTCTATATTCATGATAACCTCCTAAAATGTTTATTAATAGTCGAACTTGTTTAGAGTCGACATTTTAGGAGGCCCTCGGGCTCGTACCTACGTGTCTGTTACAATACCTTTAAGCATATTACTAATTAATCATAGTTTGAGAACATGTACAGGTAAAAATCGTCAATTATTAAATTGTCATTCTCTCCCTGCATTCAGCAAACGTCGTATTGTTGGTAATTTTACCACAATTAAACACTGTTACCATAACACTATCTGGATGAGCAATTACGTCATCATTTAGACAAATTGTCTGGTAACCGTTTGAAGTCTTGATCAAATCAAGCCTTCCAGCTTTGCTTTTCTTTCTAGGATCAGTAATTGGATCTTTTCTAACATCGATACCTTCTCCATTAATTTGAGCATACGAACACTTAAACGCAAATTTCTGCGTGTCACGATTAACATCCTGTAATAGACCACCACCCGAGCCAAATGCAATATTCGATGCACTCCAACCAAGATCCGTCACGAGTTTCAAAATATCCTTCATCGACCGCCGATTAATACCATCACCCCAAATGATACGTAGATGAGGTTGAAGAATCTTGAAATTTTTCGAGTTCTTGGTAACGAGGCCATGCTTTTCGAAAATTGCAAACATCTTCGGGAGCACCTCACTAGGATCACCAGAATCTGGTCGTACAATCAGCGTGCCACCAGAACTTACGATCATTTCCTGAATTTCTTGACTACAAATCATCTCAACGAACTTGTAGATATCGTAACTGTCTCCAACACAAGCAGAAAGTTTTGGTACACCTACAGGAACAATACGTTCAACAAGCGTCTTTTGAACCCAATTTTTGAGTGCGGCATATTCGCCATCACGACCCCAAACTGTCATTGTCGAATGTTCAGTTGCAGGAATAGAAAAACCTGACATCTGTTCATCGTAGTAGTAATTTGCACACTTAATTCCAGCGAGTGAGTCAGAACCAAGAAAGCTTAGCAAGTGAGCAGCACCACCAAACATCGCTTGTTCTTGAGACGTAACTCCTCGAGCACCAAAATCATGGTGTTTAAACCCAATTTCAGCGTCTGGATTATCAGACGATAGTTCAAGGTATTGTTTCCACGTCTTTTTTACTTCACGACTCATGATTGCAATTGTCGAAGGGTACCAAACGCGGGACAATTTAGTTTCTAACCAGTTAGTAATCCAAAAGCATTCTGGATCGTTAATAATCTCAATTGTCATGATTGCGTTTTTTACTGGCACGATGAGACCTTCAGGAATTGCACGAATTCTAACAGGCATGTGACCATCGTATTTGTTGAGAATATGCAAGAACCCTTCACGATTGAAGGGTTCACCATGCAAATCAGCATCACGCTGTGCTTCATTAATATCAATAAGCGAGAATTTCTTTGCAATATGCTTGTGAATGATGACCTGTAGACCGAATAGCGTACAAGTATCGAATTCACCACCTCGAGATTCAAGGTAACTGAACATCAGGTTCATTCCTTTTGGATATTGCATCCAGTGACTAAACTTGTACGAATCAGTGTCGTTAATGTTATTGAGGACTAGATCTGGTTTTATTTCTATATTTTTCATGATACTCTCCGTATGTTTGTTATCGATCCTCTTCTCTAGAGGATTTTACGTTTCAGAATTTTGAAGCAAAAAAATTGATAATGTGAAAATGATCTTCGAAGAACTTTTCTTCGTTGGCAAAAACATCTCGTAGTGGCATCCACCATGCCTTATCAGCATCGTCTTCGCCTTTTACTTTTGGAAGAGGTCCATGTCCAAGATCGAAACAAAATGCATGTGTAATTGTTCGACCTCGAAGTGAACGTCCCGGGTGATCAAATACTTCTTTGTCTCGTAGTGCAGTTAGAAGTTCGTCCTTCGTTAGTTTGATAGCAGTTTCTTCTTTGAGTTCTCGTATTGCACCGTCTTTAACTTGTTCGTCTTGGTTAAGAAACCCACCTGGAAGTGCAAATAGTCCTTTACCCGGAGTTGCTCGACGACGAACAACAAGAATATGTCCACTTTTGATTACGACTGCATCAACGGTCACAAACGTCGGGGGAAATGGTGAAGTCTCCCACAATTTTCTGTAATTCAGGATGTGATGATATTCTTCTTGAAGTTCATTGAACTCTTTTTGAGGAGTTACATCATCTTTCATCATGCTCGATTTAAGCACATTAAAAACTGGACTTGGAACAAAGCGTTTGACGTCTAGCAAATCCTTTTCGAAATAAAGGCGTCGAACATATGATGCATCAAGATGTTTAGCATAGTCACCAGTTTCAATGAATTCCCATTGTGGAAATAGATTCAAGTAAAAACTAGACTTGTCTTTACGATGACCAATCAAAATAACATTTTTTGACCCGTTTGTTAACGCTTCAATCTTCGTTTGAACGGCTGTGATCCACAAATTATCATTATACAAATAGTCTTTTGCTTCAATGAATTCAACACGAATATTTTCTGCTGGTGACAAACACGCTCGAATCATTGCGATTCGTTCTTGGCTTGACCAAGGATTTTTAATTGTACGAGCTTGAGAAGCAGAACCAAGAACAATAATGAGATTATTGACCTTAGAAAGTGCAAAACGCACAGCTTCTTCATGTGCATTAGTAAAAGGTTGAAACCTGCCTATGTAAACGCCAAATTCATTCATGATATACTCTCCGTAAGAATTCCAACAATCCCTATCTGGGATTAGCGTTGGGACAGCGGCATTGCCATCTGCTTATAGAATATTACGTTTAAGACAACATGTACACTCTTATTATGACTTTTTTGTGACTGCACGACCGATCATCTTTTCCCAGTCTCTGTGCTCTGGCGGCACTAGTTCCAAGTTTTTTGTTTGAACCGCTTGCATTAAGCTTGCATTTAATTCCAAATTTTTTGATATCGCAATAATTGCTGCTAGATCTTTTGGAAAACAGTGTCCACGAGCACCTAGTATGCCATCTTGACCTGGAACGTTCATGTGTGAACCACCAAGTCGTGAGTCATATTTTGCATATTCTATAACTTTATCAAAATCAATATTGAATCCTTTGTTGTCAAGTGCGTTACAAAGTTGCCAAAACTCACAGCTTAACACAACGCGAGTTGCTAATTGAACATTAATAAAGTACTTGACCATTTCGGCTGTCGTACTTGACGTCTTAATGATCGGTACGTTCTGAAATACAGATTCAAAGAGTTGTTTGACTTTATTGATATATGGGCGAGGACCGCCCAAGATAATTCGAGTTTGGTTCCTCATATCGTCAAGTGCAGTTGCTTCACGAAGAAATTCTGGGTTAAACACGATCCTAAGACCGGTATTTGCAAATTGCTTGTTCCATTTTTCTGTCGACCCGGGAGGAATGGTCGACTTGATGACTGCAATCCTTTCACCGGGCACGTTCGATAGCTCTTTGAGAACGCTTTCTACGATTGACGTGTCAGCAGACCCGTCTTCATACATTGGAGTAGGAACGCAGACAAAATAGATCCCAGAAAACTGTTTTGCAATATTGGGGTGTTGACAACAATTCACAAGATCGGTGATCGATTTGACGGGTCTGACAGGTAGATGATCTTCAGCCAAGATGACAGATTTTTTCCCGCCGGAGGCTACTATTCCTAGTCTATCGTATGTGTAAACGTCGATCCCATGTTCTGCAAAAACCGTGGTGATAGATCCTCCAACAAAACCTTGTCCGATGACCGCAATTGATTTCATCTATTAATCTTATTTATAAAATCTCACATGTACACATGTGGAGTATGGGACGTTATAACTTTTATGACATCATTCCAACCATCGATTTTTTTGATTTTATCGACAGACTCATTAATCATTTCATTCATTAATCCATTCGGTTTCTTGATGAATTCATTGTATAATTCAACGCAATGTTCGTAAGACTCAAATACAATGTCACATGGTACATTTGTGAGTTCATAACTTTCATCTTCGCTTTTACATGTGGCGTCGTGAAATATGAAACAACCTTGTGAAATGATTTCAACGTTTTTTGGTTTTTGAACGTGTTTTGAACCAACAATTCCATTGATTGACCAGGACGGTAACTCATCGTAAAAAAATGCTCGTTGCGTTTGTAGCCATGATAACCACGCGCTATAATCTGATGTGCCTGGAATTACTCTTATTGGACAACCTAAATTTGACATCGTTATGATGCCATATTTTCGATCTTGATGAACAGATCCCCTAAAACATAATCCTTGTTCTCTGTTTTCGAAAGCATTTCCAGATGTGCAATATTCTGGTAAAACCCACATTCTACAAAAATGTGATTTCATTCCCTGATCATTTACAAACTTAGACCACCATTTTGAAGCATTGATGAACTCAGCATGAGGTAACTTATTGATAAGATTTTTATATCCATTAGGATACGTTGCTGTATCTATGAATGATTCCCATGGATCTTGATCGTATATTAAGACATTTTTATGCTTTAAAACATTAGCAATTTTATCGATATGTTTATAAACGTTACGTATTTTTACTGTACAAAAAATTGTAACATCATCTGGTAATGAAATTGGTAAATCATGCAATTGAAGTAATGTATGCTCAAAATTATTCTTTACTTTCTTCAATAATTGATGTTGAAAACAATTTGTGTTAACATACTCGTACGAGTCGATAATTTGAATGACTTTTTTCATTGTTCAAACTTTGTGATCAATTCATCATAATTGTTTGTGCTAGTGTTAAATGCAGTTTGAAATTGTTCATCAACGTAATTGAACCCTCCTTCACGAAATTGTGTGATTATTGAAGAGCCAATCAATGCCATTCCACGTATTCGATCTTTGTTTCTCGTCCATGCTTCACGTACTAGTGACATTATGTCGTGCTGATTTTTTAAAGCCCTATGAAGACCAAAATGAAATGCTTGTTCGGACGTTGCTTTATAACAGTGATAACCTGCTGGTTTGAGTGATTGTGGTACATCAGTTGCTTTTATAATCATGTCATGATTTATGTCAACGCGACGATCACAAAATAATCCATCAGTCGTATCTTGAAAGACAACTTTGGGACTGAAGCAATTTAGACCATTGATGTAACCATCTGTGAAGTAATCTAATAACGGTGCTTGGATTCCTGTCACTCGAACGTTATTTTGCATGACGTTCCAAAATTCAGACAAGATCTCGTTGTTTGTCAAGACAGTATCAGCATCTATCTTGACAAACATGTCATGATCTTGTTTTGCTGCACGCCAGGCAGACCACAATTCATTGTGTGCTTCTTTTTCAGGCATATCTTTGATAATATGATGTGTAATGATTACACTAGTTTGTTTGTTAATTGCATGACAACAATCAATAAAATCGCCTTCTCGACAATACATTGTACCAACAAAGATCTTAGGTGTTATTTCCATAACGTTGGACTTTCCCACATTTCACGTAACATGTACATGCATATTTGATGATGATATTTTTCATCACGAAATAACGAATCAATCAAAAATCCTTCTTTACAAAATCCAAGATTATTATAAACATTAATTGCAATCGCATTATATGAAGCAGTTGTTAAACTTACACGATGCAATTTGCGAACATCAAAACATTCTTTCAACATTAACGTCCACATATACTTTGCTAAACCAACACCACGCCAATTTTTATGTAAATCAGCACCTAATACACAATTTTTGTTTGCGGTATCGATGTTATAGAATTTTGTAAATCCTGTTGGACGATCATCAACACAAAACATCATGCGTAGTTGTTTTGAATCTTGTGACGTGTTGTTGAACCACGACAAATGTTGTTCCATTGTGATTGGTATGTGATTTGTCAGATTTTTTAATACCTCTGGATCATTATGAAGTTCAACAAGAAAACTATGATCTGTGGGTTCGATCGGTCGTAAACACATGTTAGTTGGAACAAATAATGGTGTCATTGAAACTGTTAATAAATTTCTTCAATTCCCATCTGAATATGACAGGAATCAAATTTGATATTTTCTGAGCGATTAATGTTAACTGCTAACATTGAAACCGACGATCCATTGGTTGCGCCAGGAACAAAATCACATGCAATTATATCATTATGATAACGCTCATTGTCAGCATTCCAGATTGTTAATTCTTGCCATTTATGTCTATGAGCCAACATTCTTAGTGCATTAAGAATAATTTTTACATTACATGATATTCCATAAAGATCTAAGATATGACACACGTTATTATATGGTTTGACGATCACACAACTTTCATATCGTTTTAAACACACATAAAGTAAATCTGGATGTTTAAACCATCTTGTATTTTTATAATCAATAGTTTCAATAAATGAATTGTTCATCGACAAAGGCAAGTACTCAATTAAACTACTCGTGTTGACGTCTTTAAGTGAAGTTGGTTCAACGGGTTTTGTTTTGTTGCTATACATCTGGATGTTTTGTACGTGATACCATCCAGCTTTTATATGTGCATTAACAATAGATCGTCCTATTTGTGGAAATCCAAAGATGTAGTCAAATTCACCTAGATCTATTTCTTTTTGGATTGCAAATTTACTTAATTCAACAAATAAATTACGTCGACGATAATCATCATCAATTCCAACAGAAAAACACCTTCCAACTTTAATCTTTATTCCTCCATGTTGAAATATTTTAGGTTCTACACACCAAATACCAACCAATCGAGAATCATCCCATACACCATAAACTCTAGCATGTTTGTCTTTTCCGTGAATGGTACAATACCACAAAAGCCACTCAGATGATGCATCTGTGCTTTTAAACAATCGATTATGAAATTGCTTAAGCGGCTCTATTTCATTCAATAAATTAAGTTGTCTAAACTGAAAATTGTTCATTACAGATAACAACCACCATTAATATGAAAAACTTGACCTGTCGTAAATGAACTTTCGTTGCTTAACAATAATTTCACATGACCAGAGATTTCACTAACATTTCCAAAACGCTTAAGTGGCGTTTTATCAATAACACTTTGTTGTATTTCCGGTGATAGATCACTTATCATTCCTGCGTTGAAATAACCAAGTGCCAAAATATTTGCTGTTATGTTTTTGTTTGCTAGTTCTAATGATAGTGCTTTGGTGTAACCAACTACTGCAGCTTTTGCTGCACAATAATGTGCGGCGCCTATTGTTCCTGCATATGCAACAATACTAGATGTATTGATGATCCTTCCACCTTTTTGTTCACGCATAGTTTGTGAAAACGCACGACAGGTTAAAAATGTAGTTAAGACATTCGCATCCATCACTCGTATGAAATCATGAGTTGATATTTTCCAACTCATTGCATTTGAAGAAACGCCAACAAGATTGATTAATCCCCACGTATTTCCACGTGCACTTAAACTCTTAAGATGAAAGTCTTCAACTTGTTGTTCATCTGTTAAATCGGCTTCATAACAATGTTTTTCAAATGAAAGATCGTGTTTTTCAAACACTTTTTTGATATTATCATTATTTTTTCTATATTGACATGTGATGTTACGATAACCATCACTAATCAAGTGATCAACCAATTGATGACCTATTCCACCGTTTGCTCCCGTAACAACTATGTGTTTATCACTCATTTGTTAGCTCCTTAACACGATCAGCAATATGTTTAATATCACTCTGTTTCAGCCACCAGCCACAAGGTAATGAAAATTGACGAGATGAAAAATCACGAACACCTGGTAAGTCAGTTTTATATTCATCAAACGCAGTGTAATCGTCATTTGGAATATGAACAACACCCGCCATTATTCCTTCGGCGTTAAGTGCCTTCAAAAGTTGATCACGTGAAAGCTTTGAATTGTCTTGTACGAGCATCGTATAAACCCAAAAACTTGATTCACAATCATCTGGGCGACTCGAATGTTTTACCATGGTGTGTGTTTTGAAGTATTCATCATATAGTTCAGCATTTTTTCTATGGGCTTTCAAAATCATGTCAATATGATCAATTTGTGCTAAGCCAACAGCAGCAGAAATGTTGTTCATATTGAACTTGAATCCTGCCTCACTTATGTCAACATCCCATTGTTGACCTTTCCAATTTCCATTGTCATCTTTGGCTTTATCTCTATCTAGACCAAACCACTTAAGTGATTTTGAACGTGCATGTTTATCAGCATTACTACAAATCAATGCACCACCATCGCCAGTTGTGAAATGTTTGATTGCTTGAAAACTATAACACGTATAATCTGCAAACTCATGTATTGGGCGTCCTTTATACGTTGCACCAAAAGCATGAGCAGCATCAAGTATTAGTGGAACTCCATGTTTATTTGCAACATCACGAAGACCTTCAAGATCAGGAGGAGTTCCTGCCCATGCAACTGCCATGATTGCTTTTATGCTATGCATAAATTCGCTAAGTTTTTTATCAACGTCGTCAACAGAAATCATTCCAGAAATTGGATCAATATCAGCCCATGTAATGTGAGAGCAAAGATTGATTATGGGAGTATTTGTTGCAACACATGTCATTGGCGTTGTAAGAACACGTGAATGACATGTAACATCAGCAAGTTTTAGTGCCAACGTCAATGCTGACGTACAGCTATTTGTTAAAATTAGCTTATCGCTATTTAAGATTTTTTGAAGTTGTTGTGTAAGTTGAGTAACTTGAACACCTTCATTAATAAAACCTGATTCAAGCACTTCTTTGATGTTGCCTAAGGCACCTTCGGGAGTATGTACTTTAAAAAGAGGATACATTTTAGTCTTTCCTATTTGTCATAATTTCATCAATCTTAAGACCTTGAAATTTCTCTAAAGACATGTCAAAAATTCCAAGTTTTGTCAAGTGATCTTTTAGTTGTTGTTTTGACATAACATCATCTGCACTGGTATAAATAAATTTTGCAGAATAACCTGGTTCATAAGCTGGACCTATGACGTAATGATTATCAATTTGACGTGTTCGAAATGATTCAGATTCATTGATCAAGTCTTCGTGCATTTTTTCGCCTGGTCGAAGTCCAATTAATTTTATTGACTTGTTATATCTTTCAGAAAACAATTCAGCTAAATCACCAATTCTCATTGCTGGAATTTTCGGAATCCATGTTTCTCCAGAATTTCCTTTATTGAAAGCATTCATAATCAAATCAACACTATCATCGAGTGTCATTACAAATCGTGTCATATTTAGATCTGTTACAGTGAGTTGATTGGTATTTTCAGCCTGATATTTAAACAATGGAATTATGCTTCCTCGAGATTCAAGGACATTTCCATAACGAGTCGCAAGATAAGAAATATGACGATGACCTGTTCTAGCTTGACTAGTGACCATTCTTTCTGAAATGGCTTTACACATTCCATACACATTTACCGGGGCGCATGCTTTGTCGGTGCTAACAAATAAAACTTTTTTAACACAACGTGGATCTTCATTAATGGCATCAATAATATTTTGTGTTCCTGACAGATTTGTTAATATGCTTTCACTTGGACTTAGTTCACATGTATCAACTTGTTTGAGTGCAGCAGCAATAATGATATTTTCAGGTACAACTTGTCGAAGTGTATTTACAATTCTTTGTTTATCACGAATGTCACCAACATGAAAATGTAAATTGGAATTTGAACCAATTTCATTTTTGATTGTCCAATGTTTTGCTTCGTCTCGAGAATAAACATGTATTGGCGAACGCGGTAATAGGCGTTCAATTAATTTTTTTCCAAGCGAACCAGTACCACCAAAGATGAGATAACCAGACATATACAAATAATATCACACTCTAGTTACATTGTACTGGTCACAT